TTAGCGAGCAACTTCAAAAAACAAACACCGTATATTTTACAAGGTCAAGTCAGAGATCTATCGGAGGCTAGTCGTGATATTACGGATTAACGGTGAACCAACTGAGTTTGAAGCCTATTCACTGGGCTATGGTAATGATCTGCTAGACGGTGTACTACTAGATATGCCCCAAACATACGTCTACTTATCAGATCATGTTGAAGATGCTAGAGAGATGCAAGCGTTACTACCAGATGATATGCAACACTTTGATCTAACAGGCTGTGATCCAGATTTTGAGCAAGTGCCTCACAAATGGGTGCTTGAATCTGTCGGGCGTATGATTGTGCGGACTGCTGAACGGGTCTGTATTGAGGCGTGTGATGAATGAATACCCCTACTGGCTACCGAATAACCGTTTTGTACAGTATCAGGCGCTCAGAGGGCAAGAAGCTGATCTTAGAAAACGTGCTGAAGCTATGTTGGAGTCGGCGGGTAAGTTGGGGGAGTTGGCTATGGGTATATTAGATGAGTTCCCCTTGCCAGAAAGCCAGTAAACTACAAAAACGAAAAGTGCTATAATAACCCTAGACAAACAAGGAAAACAAAGATGGCAGCTGCAAATACATACAAAGAGCAACAGGACAGGGTACTAGATCTGATAAGCAAATCAGATTCTACTACTAGAAACCGTGTTAAAAACTGGATAAACATGGGTTACTACGATTTCGTGCTAAGAGAGTTGTGGCCATTCCGTGAAAAGACTGGAACGATCTCACTCGTACAGGGTACGCAGGAATACGATCTAGTTACTAACTTCGCAGACATAGACCTACAAAACATTATTAGTGTCAGTATACAGGGTGCCAGTTCTGGCAAACTTATCTACTGGCCATTCAATCAACTGCGAGCAGATCAACCAGATTTCGACTCAGAGGGTCAAGCAATACCTACTCGTTACTACCTAAAAGGTGGCAAAATAGGCTTCTGGCCAGTACCTAACGGTACAGACAGCGTGGCCGTTGATTATTATCTCGTACCAACAGAGCTAAGTGCAGATGCAGACGAACCAGTAATACCTGTCGGTTATCGGGAATCGCTTGTGCAGTATGCCCTATCTAAAGAACATGACTTTAACAGTGACCCAGACCTTGCTATCAAGGCTTCTAACGAATACGAACAGTTTATTGTTAAGGCTCGTATGAACCTACTCACTCAACCCACAGACAGCGGATCGTTCCGCATAATGGGGCCAGCTGACTACTATAACTGGACGGATATTTAGGAGGCCTAATGCCTGTATCATTCCAACAGAAAATGAACTTCAGTAACAGGAAGGAAGAAAGCGTTGCTGAGTATAGCTTCGTAGGTGGTCTTATTACTGATGCCCACGAATCTAAGCTACAACCTAACCAGACACCGAACGTGAGTAACGTTATATATAACCAGACAGGCTCTATAAAGACTAGAAACGGCTATACACTCTATAACGCTGACGTTGTTGGTACTGCTTCAGATCAAGCCAATACAGGGGCTTCTACAGGCTCCTCAAACGTAACAACCACCGCAACCTTTGTTGCACAGACATTTGTACCGTCTGGTGCTATAAACGCTACACAGGTCAACCTATACCTTGCTATGGTCAACTCTGGTGAAGAACAGTATGTACGCTGTGAGCTATGGTCAACAACCGCTGGTGTACCGACTACCCTGCTAACTAACGGCCAAGGCCCAATACTGTTAATTTCTGGTACATCTGAGACAGCTTATAAGTTCATATTCAAGCACCCCGTGGCTCTCAGTGCTGCGACAACCTATGCCATTGTAGTAAAGCCATTTGTTAGAGGCTCTACACAGACAGTTAACGACGTAGAGGTACACTACACTGGCACAGCCTATGCTAATGGCAACCTATATACTTCAAGCGATACAGGCGAGAACTGGACATCAGACACGAATAAGGACATGAAGTTTGTTGTCTACAGTGGTGGCGACGTAGCTAACACAGGTCTTATCCGCTATTACAAGCCAAGTAGCACAGCACAGTTACTAGCTAAGTTTGGATCGACTATCTATAGAGGCACAGACAATACTGGTGCTATGACCGCTATTACACTACCTACAGGCGTAGCATTTAACAGTGCCAACCAACTAGATTACATATCAGTTAACGATACCCTACTGGTGATCGACAGCGACAGCCAGATCAAGAAGTACCGTGGTTCAACTAATGCCAACTACTCTACTGGTACAATCTCTGTAACCGTTGACTCTGCTACCGTTACTGGATCGGGTACATCTTGGAATACATCTACTAACGCTGAAGTTGGTGAGTATATTAAGCTACCAGACAGCAAGTGGTATCGTATTACTGCTATAGGTGGTGCAACCAGTCTAACAGTCGAAACCGCTTACAAGGGCTCTACGGCCTCAGGACAGACCTATGCTATCTCTCCATGGGGTGAAGTTATGGGCAAACTAAGTACTACTGGCGGTGTAACCGTACCAACACCACAGGCTATCGCTGCCTTTCAAAACCGTGTCTGGACACTAACCAATAACCAGATTAACTTCTCAGTACTAGACACCTCAGTTACTGAGGATCACTTCAATGACTTTGATACTACTAACAACTCAGGTGTCATAAACGTACCAGCTGGTAAGGGCGATACGGGTACGGGTCTATACGCTCTAGGTAACGCACTCTTTGTCTTCCAACGTCGGGCTATCTGGGCAATCTACGGTAACTCACCAGCTAACTTCGAGCTTCGTAACATCACTAACGAGATCGGTATGATAAACAACCGAACGCTAGTTGAATGGGATGATGTACTGATATTCCAATCAGACAGAGGCATCTATATGTTTGATGGTACAAACCTCAAGAATATATCAGATAAGGCTGTTAACACTACTATCAGCTCCTGGGCAAGCACAACAAGCCCTGCAGCCACGCTATGGGAGAACAAGTACCTTATTAGCTACACACCTGGTGGTGATGCTCATAACGCCGAAGCACTGTTTTACGACCTGACGGGTGGTGTATGGGGACACATGGATCACCTACACATGAACAGCTTTTCTAACTGGATCGGTGGTGATGACCATGGTGAGATCTACTTTGGTTCTTCAACTACAGGTAACATCTACTTATGGAATACTGGTGGTAACGATGCTGGCTATGAGATTGATACGCTCTACGATACTCCTTCACTAAGCTTCGACTCAGGTATTAACGATAAGGCTATTAAGAAGTTCTACATACAGCAACTAGCTCTTGGTGACTGGGACATGACCGTTACCCAGCTACAGAACATATCTGAGAACACCACTACAGGATCAGACATTAACCTCAGCCCTGGTAGCTCATCTCTATGGGATGTTGCCGAGTGGGATGTTGATTCATGGAGTAGCGATGGTGCTCTTATTACTAGCCGAGTAGCCGAGTTCCAAGGAATAGGCAAATACTTTAAATTTAGAATCCAGCAGTCTGGTTACGACGAAGGGATAGAAGTCTTAGCACTTCAGGCTACAGCGAGAATGAGGAGATTGACGTAAATGCCAATACTCCCAGAGATCCGTACTAGTGGTATAAACGCTGGTGATACAGATGCTCAGATTCAGAGCCTTGCTAAGCAGATGAACGAATGGGGCAGGAGTATATCGAACGAAAAGCGAACAGATGTCTATAAGGATAACGCAGGGACAAACCGCATCATCATAGGGGTACTGCCAGATGGTGACACTGGTATTGTTATGACGAGAGAAGATGTGGACGTATTAAGTGTCTTTGACTAACCAACAGAATATAGCCTTCAGCACCTCGTATCAGACCGATAAGATTGTCGGGGTATATTCTGGTAGCTTCGATACCAACACCGCACCACAGCTAGGCGGATATATAGCCTACACCACCGTTGCTCACGGCCTAACCAGACCAGTCTTTACTAAGCTACAGACATCATCTGATGGCACGAACTGGCAAGATGGTAACTCAGCTAACCAATACGCTATATCTTACTCTACGACTACGCATATATACGTTCTGAGTGCTGCGAGTGTCGGTACCATTTACTATAGGGTTGTAGCCTTCTGGATCGATGACTACGACACGACTAACCCATTAGTACCACCAACCGTCGGCAGTACATCTAACATCACCTTTGACAGCCGACTCAATTACCAGAAGGTAGCTTTCCAGGGTGTGCTTACCATACCAGCAGCTACACTAGCAGTAACCAACACTATCACCCATAATCTAGGTTACAAGCCGACAGTTAGGGTCTACAACGAAATGAAAACTGGCGAGGTGTGGCTGGCTAACTATGGTGGTGGAATCAGCAACTATTGGGTGTATGATTTAGCTATGGTGGAAGCAGATGTTAGCGTTACCGATACAACTTTAGTAATTGACTCGTATGGTGGCATTACTAGCCCAGCGACAAGAGTTTGGTACGTGGTGTACTACGATGGGTAGCATAAGACTAGACGACGTAATACTTTCTTCATTCCATGAGGCTTTTAAGAATAGAGAAAAGAAAACCGCATCAGTGGTACTGTCTGGCACTGTGCCAGCTTTCGATGCTCTACAGTTCACCACAGATATAGCCATTACAAGAGATCAAGCTGTCTTTGAGGTCTATTACCAGCGAAGTGGTGCCTACTCTCGCAGGATAGCTAATAACAGTATCATACTCAGAGATCTCACATGGGCAAGTGGTAACGCAAACATATCTGTCTATAACCCTTCGGCCAACGTACTTCGTATTGAGATATTTGTTTCTAACAATACTGGTGCCCCTGCTGCACTGTCTAGTCAGACCTATGACTTCACTATCTACGTCTTTGATACACCATTTAGTACTTGACATATAGCCATAGCCATGATAAGCTCATCAATATGAAGAGGAAAATAATCGGAACAGCAATAGTACTAACATTGATAACGGGAGGTAGCCTAATGGCTGTTAACCAACCTAGTGAGGAAACTCGCCAGATACCAGTAACGATTGAATCGAAGGTGACACCATGGCCAGCAAAGCCAGCTACCGAGACACCAGTAGCAGAACAGCCACCAACACCGCCTGTGACCCCACCAGAGCCCGTAGAAGCCCCGCAAGTACCACCAGCAGACACAAAGTGCGTTGGAGATAAAAATACTGCTTTAGCACCCCTACAAGCTCAATTAAATGAGTATGATGGTCTTATTGCAAAACGTACTGTTGAACTTACAGAACTATACAACGCTCGTAAGTCAGTTAATGCTATACCAGAATGGGTTACACTAGAGTATTGGCTAGAAGATTACCTAAGTCGTACACTTCGACCTGCAAAAGATAGAATACAGGTACAGTACAACACTCTCGCCTCTCAGTACGACTGCTAGACCGTATATTTACTTTTGTCAATACACTAGGCTATAATCAAGCGTAGTTACTTTTAAAAGGAAAAACAAATAAAATGGCAACAAAACACCATAATGCTACACACGGTATGAGCAAGACGAATATATATTCGGTATGGAATACTATGCGAGGGCGTTGCAATAACAAGTCTCAGCACAGCTACTACCTGTATGGCGGACGTGGTATCCAAGTTTGCGATAGGTGGCGTTCGTTTGATAACTTCTTTGCTGATATGGGCGAAAGCTATGTCGAGGGTCTACAGTTAGACAGAATAGATACGGACAAAAACTACACTCTAGAAAACTGTCGATGGGCTACGGCCAGAGAGAACCAGAATAACAAGCGGAACAACAGGCACTTCACTATTAACGGTGTTTCTAAAACTCTGTCACAGTGGATAGATGAAGCTGTGGTTAAAAGCAGTACTGTTAGACAAAGGTTTTACGTCATGGGTTGGAGCGTCGAAGATGCTTTATTTGTACCTAAAGGCAGTAGGAGGATAGCGTCATAGCACAGCGATTTATTGATGAGGCAACAGCACAAGTAGCACCGATCTACCAGCAACAGGAACAGGCTCTGAAATCTCAGATCCCTGCTATCCAACAGCTCTACCAGACATTATTCCAGGGTCTTGAAGGCCAACGTGCTACCGAAACACAGAATATACTTGAATCAGCAGGAGCACGTGGTGTGCTTCGTTCTAGCATGCCAGTAGACCTACAAACACAGCTTGGTACTGCACTACTTGGTGAACGCTCTAAACTCGGTGCTCAACAGGCACAGGAGATTGCTGGCGTTAATATGAAGATTGGTGATCTCGGTATTCAAAGAACAGGTGCTATTAACCAGTTAGCAGATACTCTATACAACCGTGATCTAACCGAACGTAAGTTCCAGATGGATCAGGAAAAAGCTAGGCAAGACATGGCTCTGGCTCAAGCAAGTGCTAGAGGCGGTGGTGGTGGATCGGCTGGGTCAGACAACCCAGTAGCACCATTCCTATCTGGTTTTCAATCTTGGATAGGTCAGAGAAAACAACAACTAGGTGGCAAGATACCTAGCCGACAAGAGCAAGACAATTACGTCAACAGTCTATTTAACCAGTATGGGATCAAAGATAAGGGAGCTAGACAAATAGTGTGGCAATCTATCAACCAACAGTTTGGTCGTGCAGCTGATCCAACAAAGGATTGGACATATGAAAGGTAATCAATGGCAAGCCTAGAATCGCAACTAAAGGCTTACGCTGGCGGAACTGGCAACTTCAAATCTAGTAAAGGCAATCTTAACTGGAAGCTAACAGAGTTGGCTCAAAAGGCTGGCTATACTCAAGACTACTTCGATCAGTTAGAGTCTGAACGTAAATCTAAAGCCGTCAGTAAGAGCCAAGATACTGGCAAACAGCGTAGCAATATATCAAAAGCCTTTGATAACGTAAAAAAGAACATATCATCAGCCCTAGACTTTGGTGGTGCAGTAGAATCAGTTATCCAAGATGTTACTGGCGGTACTGCTCGCAAAGAGAAACTGCTAGAAGACCAACAAAAGCTTATAAGCCTACGCAAGAAGGAAATCGAGCGAAGTGGTGTTCTATCTCCCGAAACTAAGAAGAAACTGATCGGTGAGCTAACAGCACAGCAGAGAGGTAGCTTTGCTAAGGCTACTGCCGAACGTTCTAACCAACTGGGGGAACTTAACAGGACACTAGAAGACCCAGTTATACGTGGTGGTGCAGCCTTTGGAGCTGGTGTAAAACGTAGTGGGGAAGGTGTAGCACAGGGTGTCGGTGGCATATATGATCTTGCAACACCTGGCAAGGGACAAAGTAGACTTACACAAGCAGCCACTAGGAGTGCAGAAGGTTCTGATAAGTTTGTGCAGGACAATCAACTTAATGATGTTGCTTACAAGGGCGGACAGCTCACAGGAGAGGCGTTACAGCTTCTTACTGGTACAAAGGCTATTAAAGCTATGGCATCACTTCCTGGTGCCTCTAAACTTGTTGCAGTAGCTGGTAAAGCAGATGAACTTGAAAACTTACTAAGGACTGTCAACAAGGGCGGTAAAGCTGGGGACGCTGCTATAACAGCTGCTCGTTACCTGCTAGACCCAGCACGGGTGGCAAACATACTCCAGAACACCGCAGTAGATCAGGGGCAACTCGCAGCAAGGGGACAAGATATAAATGCAAAGACAGTCGCTACAAGTGTGGGTACAAATTACGCTCTAGGTGGTGTGTTGGACGCTGCTAGTGCTGGACTTACAAGACGAGCTACTAATAAAGCCAACATAGCCCAAGATGCAGCTACACTTGCTGATAACGCACGAATAAACGATCAGATGGCAGGAGCTGGTGATCTAGCTTCAGAACTACCAACCCCAGGTCAACGACAACTCGGTGCAGGTTCACCACAACCAGTACAGACCGCAGGGGCTTCTGGTGGTGTCATGCAGACTAACGTACCAGCTACGTCCGACCTAAAACGATTAGAAGTTGTGCAGAAAAAGATAGCCAGTGCTCAAAAAAGAGGCGGTTTAGGTGCTGATGAAGCGAGAGCACTTATGCAAGAACGTACTATGCTCATAGAACGTATACAAAACCCAACTGTGGCACAGGGTGCCCCAACACCAACTACAGGTAGTACATCATCAGCCACCGCAGTAGATCAACCAACGCTTACACAGGATATTCCAACTGGGAGTAGAACTGGTGCTACAGCTACTAGCCAGCCTGGTGACATGAAAACTACTGGTAGTGCGTTAGCTACAGAGCGAAGAGCTATAGAAGATAGTATTGTAAAAGAGCTCCCAGACAAGGCTCAATATAAGTCAGGTAGTTACACTCAAGAAACTGATAAAGCTATTGAACTTGTCCAGAACAACAGAGCTAGAGCAGAGGCAATAGCATTTGGTGGAGAACCTGGTGACAACGTTATACACGAAGTAGCGGTCAGAAAGGCACTAGAAGCACAAGCTCGCAAGAATAAAGACGCTAACACACTCCAACGTATTGCCCAGTCTCAGAGCAACGTAAAGACCTCAGAGGCTGCACAGAGGCTTGGAGCTGAAGGGTACAACAAAGACCCTGAAAGCCCTGAAGAGGCTATGAAAGACGTACTCAAGGCTCGTAAGGACACTAAGCTTAAAGGTATACCTAAAGACCTATCAGCAGATGAATCAGCTAAGATCACAGACTTAGCAGATAAGGTATCTACAGCCAAAGCAGAGTTAGAAAACGGTGGAGATAGATTTGCCTACGGTGAAGCACTAGGTAAACTCAGACGCTACAAGAATGAACTTATAGATGGGACCAAGACCCGTAGAGATAAACTAATGCCAAAAGGTGTAATCAACGCTACCTTTGGTACAGCTAAGTCTGTTAAAGCATCGCTGGACAACAGCTTCTTTGGTAGGCAGGGGCTTAAAGTACTTACAACTCACCCGACGGTATGGGGTAAGGCGTTTGTTAAATCATGGGGCGACATAGGTAAAGGTCTTAAAGGTATTGATGCCCTAGATGCTCTTGATGCTGACACGCTCTCAAGGGTTAACAACATCAACGGGCGTTATGGAAAGATGAAGCTAGACGTACATAGTACAGAAGAAGCTTTCCCATCAGCATTACCAGAGAAAGTACCTGGACTAGGTAGATTATTCAAAGCTTCTGAGTATGCTTACGTTGGTGCAGCACACCGTATGCGAGCTGATCTAGCCGATCAGTTATTAGAAAAAGCCCAAAAAGCAGGTGTAGATATAGACGATGCAGAGCAACTAGAAAAAATCGGCAAGCTAATAAACTCAATGACAGGGCGTGGTCATCTTGGCAAAGCCGAAGGTGGTGCAGATGTGCTTAACAACCTGTTCTTCTCACCTCGTAACTGGAAATCTAACATAGACACCATAACAGCCCACCAGTTCCAAAAGGGGACTAATGTATTTAACAGAGATAAGTCGGCTAAGTTTGTTAGAAAAGAAGCAGCCCAGAACTTAGTAAAGATGATAGCTGTGGTAGGTGCGACTATGGCAGCAGCTGAGAACTTTAAACCAGGTAGTGTAGAGAAAGACCCTCGTAGTTCTGACTTTGGCAAGATAAAGATAGGTAATACTAGGTTTGATGTTTCAGGCGGTATGGCGAGTATAGCTACAGTGGCAACAAGACTTGCAACCAGAGAAACGAAAAGCTCAACTACAGGTCAGGTTACAAAGTTAAATGGTGATGAGTTCGGAGCACGTTCAACGTGGGACGTACTTATGGACTACGCAGAAGGTAAAATGTCACCAGGTGCAGGGGCTATTAAACAAGTACTAACTGGCAAGAACTTCATCGGGGAGAAAGTAACACCTGGCAGTTTTGCTAAAGACCTATTCATGCCACTACCTGTATCTAACTACGAAGAGCTAAAGAATGATCCGAAGAGTGCTAACACCTTAATAGCCATGATCTCTGATGGTCTAGGTGTGGGTACTAACACCTACTCAGCACAGAAAGACTGGAATAAGAGTGATACCAAGAGAATCAGTGGCTTCAAGGAAACTGTTGATGCAAAGAAGTTTAGTGAAGCTAACAACGCCTTTAACGAGGCTTACTCTCAATGGGTAGACAAAGTGACTACTAACGAGGAGTTTAAGAAACTACCGCCACAGACTCAAAAGACCCTACTTTCACAGAAAAGCCAAGACTTAACCGATCAGGTGCTCAAAGACTACGGCTATGAGTACAAGGCTAAGAAGAAATCAGGAGAGGAAACCAGAACCATTAAACAGTTGAAACAACTGTGATAAAATGACATTAGAACAAAAAAGGAGGATAGCAAAATTTCTATCGTAAACAAACCAAACACATTTAGCGGTAACACCACAATCTCAAGTTCAGAGATCAACTCTAACTTCGATACTCTATACAATGAATTTAACGGTAGCATTAGTGCTGCTAACCTAGCTGATGATGCAGTAACAGCTGCAAAACTGGCAGATAACGCTGTTGTAACAGCAAGCATAACAGATGCTAGTGTGACTAGTGCCAAGTTAGCTATGCAAGCGTGGCAGAGTTGGACACCAACATGGACAGACCTGACAGTCGGTAATGGTACTGTTGTCGCAAAGTACTCACAGGTAGGTAAAATCGTCACAGCAACAATTTCTTTGCTGTTTGGATCGACAACTTCAATCAGTTCAAATCCTACCTTTTCTCTACCAGTCACAGCAGCCACTCGGTATACGGGATCTTCTGTCGGTGCACCTATGATTGGTACGATATATATTGAAGATGCTGCGATAAATGGTTACTCTGGGTTTGTGCAGGCGAGGACTACTACCAGTGCGGCTTTCGTTATAATCGGAACTAACAGTACATATAGCTTAAATGTAGGTATCGGATCTACTGTGCCATTCACCTGGGGAACGAGCGATTTCATTACTGGAACCTTTACTTACGAAGCAGCCTAATACTTGATCCAACCCCAAGCCTACGATATGCTTAAGTTTCCTTCCCTTAAGGCAAAAAAGACCATTCCTCGCAGGTGGTCTCTTTTATATCTGATCTTAGTACCAGTTATGAGAATAACTATGTGCTAAAGCGTTCTCGTATGAGCCATAACGGGCTATGACATAACCCTGAAACCATTTGATCTGACAAGGCGCACCCTCTTCGCTGAGAGGACATCCCATCTTTGTCCATGGTAATGCTTGCGGTATTCCACCTGCCGAGCTAGTCGGGTTGCGAGCTAGTGGGTTACAGTGTGATTCACGTTCTAGTAGTTTAATAGCAGAAGCGTTCAGTGTTACACCAGCTTGTGCTGCCCACGCATGGCACTTCTCTACCCATGTTCCTGTGACACTCGTAGGAGCCACTGGTGTAGGTTTTGGTGGTGCAACTGGTACTTTTGCTACTTCTTGCTTCTGAGCGTGTACAACAGGCTGTAGAGGCTGTATTATTGATTGTTTCTTAACGTTCTGTGGGTGTTCGTTTACTGTCTTGTGTGTTGGCGGTGTCACTAACATTACGAGTAGTGTTGAAGTGAGTGCCAGTAGAAAGTTTTTCATCTTCAAGCCTGGTCGGTTAGGTCGGGTGGCTATTGTTCTCCTTGTTAAGTGAAGTGTTAGTATTATACCTTATTTCTTAAATGCACGGCTACCAATAACGAATGTTGATACAAAAGCTATAATGCCATTAAATTCTGGGATGGCTACATAGTATTTTGCTAACTCGTAGCTTGCGAACGCTATAGCACAATATGCCAAACCAATTGCCAACCAGTGTATAGGTCTACCGTTCCATAGTTCTCTGTTGATCCAAGCTTTGATGGCCTGGTTCTTAGGTTGCTGTTTTTTCTTAGGTGAGATAGCTTTTACTAACTCGTTTGTTCGTCTACTCATAATCAGTTGTCCTTTCCTATTAGAGTACCTTAATACTATCATGCTTACGTTAATATGTCAATACCTAAAATACACTATGAGACGGAGGGAGGAATCGAACAACTGATTATCTGCGGTGAGGGA